AAAAAGGCTGGAGTTGAAATCCCTAATACCGTTTACACCCCTGCTGGAGCCGATGCTTTCAAAAAAATGAAGCGTTGGTATGAAGGAGAAAATGCTCAACCTCAAGCGGGAGATATTGTCTATTTTGATTTTCCCTCAGATGGTGTTGATAGAATTAGTCATGTTGGGATTGTTGTAAAAGATAATCTTGACGGCACAGTTACCTGTATTGAAGGCAACACCAGTTCAGATAAAAAAGGCGACCAAAGAAACGGTGGCGAAGTCTGTCTCAAGATTCGCGCTTACAAGACAAAGAATCGCAATAAGTTCAAACCAAATCTGCCAGTTGCCATCGTTGGTTTTGGTAGACCAAAATTCGAGGCGCTTCATAAAACCGCTGATGAGGCAAAGGCTTCCCAAAAATGACCGACGATGTAAAACCAAGTTTAGGAGAAATTATGCGTCGGCTTGACGACTTAACGATGGAAGTCAAGCAGATGAATCTCAATGTCAGTCAAACTTATCTTCGCAAAGATGTTTATGACTCTGATAGTGAACGCTTCTCTCAAGCCATGGAACACATTACAGACCGCATTGAAAAAATGGAGAGTCGCTCTGAATGGGTAGTTCGAACCGTCGGCGCTCTTATGATTGCCACGATTGTCGGTGCCTCGGTGTATGTTGGACAAATCATAGGGTTTTGAGGGCTTGACAACCTAACCCCCGTTTAGTACCCTCTCCCTTAACGAGAGGAGTCCACATGGACAACGCATTACCAGTCGATGACTTTGAAGTCATTGAAGAACCAGCCCGTGAGCCATTCGTCGTAGATGACGATTCTAAAGCAGATTGGGCGATGAGAAAACTTGCTTCAATTCGACGCAAGCAATCAGATAACAAAGCCATCTTTGACCGAGAGTTACAAAGGGTCACAGAATGGCTTCAGAAGGTCAATACAGACCTCGAAAGAGATGCTGAATGGTTTGAGGCTAACCTACGCCCATACGCCCTTCAGGAGCGCACTAAAGACCGTAAAAGCATAGTCCTGCCCCACGGCACCATCAAGACTGTTTCAGGTCGAGTTAAGTTCGATATTGAGGATGAATCTAAGTTCCTTGAGTGGGCTGAGACTAACGCCCCTGAATTAGTCCGAGTTAAAAAAGAAATTGATAAAAAAGCCCTAGGTGCTTTGAATCAGGCTGAAGATAAAGTAATATCAACCCAAGGTGAAATTGTTCCAGCAATCAAAGTCATACCTGCTGAAGTTTCAGTTTCATTTGTAATATCCGAGTAGAGAGAGAAAACATGGAAAACAAATTACCAATCGCTCAAGCATTGAGTGAGATTATGAAAGCAGTTGGAGCAATCGCCAAGAAAGATAAAAACACTTCACAGGGTTTTAATTTCCGAGGAATTGATTCAGTTGTAAACGCTGTATCACCAGCACTTCAAAAGTTTGGCGTAGTAGTCGTGCCTTCAGTTGAAGAGTGCGAATATCAAACAGTTGAGATAGGACGGAACCGAACTGCTATGGGTCATGTCAGAGTCAAAGTAACTTATACATTCATCGGAGCAAACGGTGATGCTATTAAAGCGACAGTAGTTGGAGAGGCGATGGACTCAGGCGATAAGGCAACAGCCAAAGCCATGTCAGTTGCTTTCCGTACTGCCTTGCTTCAATCCTTAGCACTACCAACCGATGAGGTAGACCCTGACGCAACTTCCTATGAGCGCTCGAGTGCTGAAGATGTTTTAGCGCCTTCAGCAATTCTCATCAAGATTCAACAATCAACCACGATTGAATCACTATCAGAAATCGGTCAGTACATTACCGCGAACAAGGACGCCTACCCCGTTGGACTTCTTGACCAATTCCGTGCCAAGTTCAAAGAGCAACAAACGAAATTGAACCCACCAAAATTGGAAGAGGAATCCGATGAAGTCAGCGTTACTGAACCAACCCGAGTTACCGTATAACGGAACTTCAGGACATAGCGGGACAGATACTTCAAGAGAGCGAGCGCATAACGCAGATAGGTCAGGCAAGACCGCTTTGCGTCAAGCGCAAGCCCTCAACCTTCTTGCCCAACGAAAATTGTTGGGCATGACATGGAAAGAATTATCTGAGATTACAGGACTTCACCACGGAACCGCTTCGGGTGTATTGTCCGTCCTCCATAAAGCAGGTCGCATTGCGCGATTAAAAGAAACCCGAAAGGGTTGTAAAGTTTATGTTGATGTGGCTTGTATTCAAGGTCGAGTAGTTGAGAGACAAGGGCGAAAGAAAAATTGCCCTCATTGTGGAGGAGATTTGTGAGCATTAGGTGGATTACAAAAGTTTGGGCTGACTCCCCTTATGATGGAACTAAACTTTTGATTCACCTTGCGCTCGCAGATATTTCTCATGATGATGGTCGATTCTTTGCGTCTCAATCAAATCTTGCTTCCAAGGGTAGATGCTCTGTCGAGTATGTCCGAAAGGTCATCAACGAGATGATTGCTGATGGTCACTTGAAGATTATTACCAAGGGAAACTCTCGAGGTAACGCAACTGTCTACCAGTTGATATGGAAGAAACTCCCCAACTCTCTTGGGGAGGAACAAAGTTTAGGAGGGGTAGAACTCCCCAACTCAGATACCCCCAACTCCCCAACTTTGGAGGTTCAACTCCCCAACTCCACTCCGTACCATCCGTCCTATACATCCGTCCTATCTACAACAAAGAGCGACGAAACTGCTATCGCAGTTGTCGCGCTCTCTGAAGCAGTTGCTAGAAAATGGTGGGAGAAGCAAAGAGTTAAACCTCTAGGCAAAAGCGCGTGGCACTCTTTGTTAGCAATCTGCCAAGCGGCAGAGAAGCGGGGCTATACAGCCGAGCAGATTGAACAGGCTTTGGATTACATCGGGACAGTTCCCTCAATGCGTCAGATGGATTTAGTTCTTCGTGGAGTGGGGGTAAAAACTAAACATGAACAATCAGCAATTAGAGCAATCGACTTGGCAGAAAAGTTCCGCAATGAATCTATCTGATATTTCAATCCTGATTGGTTTCGTTGGTATCTATGACCTTCGAGTTCAGATTGATGAGATGAAAGTGAGAGCATGGGCTGAGTCCCTTGATTTAGATTTACCTTTGGAAGAGGCAAAGAAAATTGTTTCATGGCACTACGCAAACTTCGACTCGGCGATAAATCCTTCCCACATAAATCGGGAATGGCGTCGTAGACTAGCCGACTCTCGAGAGCGAGAGCGCTCGCGCTTGATGTCCCTTGAGTTTGAAGAGAACGAAAAGAAAAAAGCCTCACCTGAATTTGTAGCACAAATTAAAAAAGAGTTACTAGAAAAATTGAACAGGGGTAAGGATGCTCCGCTGGAAGATGATAATGAACAGGTGGCACCTAACTCATGAGGATATTTCGATTTGTAGGTTGGTACAACAGATGGCGATTCAAACGAACTCAACGATATGCCCTGCTTGCTTGGACGCCATCGCGGATGAAAGACTCCAATGGCAAAACCTAAACCTAATAGAGTTTCTGACGAAACCCGATTCGCAGTCTTAGCCCGTGCTTTCTATAAGTGCGAGAGGTGTAACAGAGATTTCTTAGGCTATCCCGTATCAGTTCATCACCGTCGTCCAAGAATGATGGGTGGTTCTAAAAATGAAATGCTTCATGAAATGGCAAACCTGATTGTACTTTGTGGGACAGGGACAAGCGGTTGTCATGGATGGGTAGAATCAAATAGAGCCAAAGCCCGTGAACTCGGATACTTGATTCAAAAGATTGAGTCGGCTGAAGATATTCCATTTCAAGATGAAAATGGTCTGTGGTGGAAGATTCATAACAATGGACATAAAACCCAACTGGACATGAAGTGGACAAACCCTCATGCTTGAGCCATGGAATGTTTTTGTAGGCTTGATGAAAGCGAACAAACGATTTATCGTCTTGAGTTCGAACAGCGCCCTTGGCTTACCAATGATAGGCGAACAGGCAATAACTGGGATAGGGCGAAACTCACGAAAGCATGGCGAGTGGGTTTTCAACTCTTGGCTAAATATGAGAAGATACCGCCTATGGCGTGGATTAGCGTCACGGTTGAACCTCATCAGAAAGGTGGTCGTCCTCAAGATGTAGGAGCGTGTAATCCATCAGTCAAAGCGGCGATTGACGGACTCGTTGATGCGGGAGTTCTTCCCGATGATTCTTCGCAGTATGTCAGGTCGCTAATTTATTTACCACCAAAGAATGACAAAAATTCTTTAGTGCTTTATCTACGAGGAGTTAAGAAAGAGAGGACATATTGAACTGGGAAATTATTTGGACAACAGTTGGTTTAGCAATCGCTAGTTTTTTTATACTACCGTTTTATATTGCTATGCTAATTGCTTACAAAAAATCTATCATAAAAATGGAACTTGAGTTTGTGGCTACCGCCAATCAGATTGAAAAAAAGGTCAAGTTTGATGATGCTGTCGAACGCCTGTTCGAAGAAGGAGAAGCGATATGAGTACGGTTATGGAAGCAACAGAGTTGGACGGCAAAGGGCTAGATGAAGTCAAGTTATTGACCGATGCTATCCGAACACACCAAACACAAATTCAAGATTTAGGAAAGCGTCGCAAGCAGTTGATTCTTAGATTGCGAAAGCAACGCATTACCTATCGTGAAATTGCTGAAGCCATGGGAGTATCAGAGCAGTTAATTTACAAAATTATTCGCAACGATATTTCTCGAGTACCTGAGTACGACGGCGAAGGCAAACTAATTCGTAGACGAGGACGACCAGCGAAACCTCTTGTCTAATGAAGTTCATAGAACTTTTTGCTGGCATCGGAGCCTTCCGACTTGGACTTGAAAGAACAGGTCATGAGTGCGTGTGGGCTAACGAATGGTTAGAGAGACCTAGGAGTATTTATGCCCGAAACTTCGGAGAACAACCTGATGGAAGAGACATTCGAAATGTTTCCGCTGGAGACATTCCAAGTGCCGACCTCCTTGTTGGAGGATTCCCTTGTGCGACTTTTTCAGTCGCAGGTAAGCGAACTGGATTCTCTTTGGATGACACCCGAGGGACACTCGCTTTTGAAATGTTTAGACTCGCTCACGAAAAATCAATACCATATCTCCTCTTTGAGAATGTCAAAGGACTCCTCAACCATGACGGAGGAAGAACCTTCGAAATCATCCTCGAAGTCTTGGATGGCTTGGGGTATGACTGTCAATGGGAATTGCTTGACAGCCAAAATTTCGGAGTCCCGCAACACCGAGAAAGGATTTTCCTTATCGGACATCTTAGAGGAAAACCCCGACCCAAAGTATTCCCTATCGGCAGAGCAAGTCGAAGCAATGATGAAGCGAACTCGCAAGAACGAACAGGAAGGGAGGGGCTTTTCTCCGACATTTCTCCGACCCTAGATGCTCACTATTACAAAGGCGGTAACGCTCGGCAGTATGTAGTTCAAACAGAATCTCGAAGAGATAAAGAAATGAGAACTTATACAGACGGAGTTGTTCCAACGCTTACAGCACAAATGGGAACAGGTGGCGGAAATGTTCCGTATGTCCGACCAATGCTGGATGTAGCAAGAGTAAACAAATCACCAAACGGGCGACTCATTAAAGATGACGGCGACCCGATGTACACG